TGACTAAGGATGTTGCTGACCTGCAAGCCGAGACGGCGAATCTACAACAGCTGATCGATAATATGTCAGATCCTGTATTCGCACTAACAACACACACACCAAGCGGTGTGTATACAGCTGGGCAGACTGTTTATGTCGGAGGCAGCCAATACCGCGCAAATTCCGACATGGACGGCAGTGTAACGCCAATCAGTTTTGCTATTGGCTCCGGTGCAAACCAATGGACACCAGCATCAAAACACAACAAAGAGCTGGACATGATTGTCGAGTATGGCGGCTACCAGTTCAAGGCCTCACCTGCTGGGGTTACCGCCAATGACGGTACAAATCTGGTGGGGATAGCATTAGACCCAGCGAGCAAAAGAGTGCGCCTAGCTGCGCAAGGCCCGGCAACGATAGCTGCCATAACGGATACGGATTTTGTCACCTATGCTGACCTGACTGCAGAAATTGACCCGATTCAAACTCAGGTTGACTCCAAAAAACCGAAGGCTGAGATTGTCGGAACTTTTGGTTACGATACAATCAATGCAAATAACTGGGTACAGCATAATCTGGGTGACAGTGATTACCAGTTTATGTACCGTAAAAACGGCAACTCTAATGATGGTTACACATTAAAGGTCGGTTTTGATTCAGACACCTCAACTTCAGCTAATCTTCAGGGTTCAGTGAGGTTGTATACTGGGGATGCGGCCGGCTCTAGTGGAACTTGGGATCAGGATAGGCCAATATTTTCCATCATTGATGGGGACTCCAACAATGGTGTTGTAGAGGTGTTAGATTTCACCCCCGGAAACTATACCTATATCGAATTTGATGTAACTATAGTTAAAAGAGGGCAGGAACCTTCCGGTTTAACCAATGCTGGAATAGTCAGAACTTTTAAGATCAGAATGGTTACAGATGACTTCTCATCTACTGCCAATGATTTCGCTGTTATTATCGATGAGGTTTATAGCTCAACATGATCGAACCTGGCCAGCGTAAAATCTATGCTCTAAAAACCAGCCTGAGCGCCATTGCGGCGCTAGGGCTGATGTATTGTGCCTGTTTAGGCATGGGATGGAACCCAGACCCCACGGTGTTTGCCGCGCTGGGAACATCCGTGGGAGTCATTACAGGTTCGTTTAATTGGTCGAACGCTCAGGAGCGGCGGTGATTTGCCGCCGATTTCGCATTATCGTACCAACCCCAGAACACGGCGCTGGCAAACTCAACATCAGCGAACAGGTCTGCATCACAGGAACTCCTAATGAATTTCTGACAGTCTTTGCAGGCACAGGCATTCAGATGATTAACATCCGCCGGGCGGTGGTCTAATTTAGGCATCGCGCTTACTCCGGTTTCTGAAGTCTAGATGGCTTGGCTTGATGGTGATTTGTCGCCTCTCTGGCGCTTTAAGTCCAGCCATAGCGGCAATAAGAAAACGGTCGCCAGTCGCATCTAGCGGAACCTGTTTAATTTCCTTGCCTGACTCCAAAAAGGCGGCGACATCAGCCGCCAGCTTTTCCCGTTGCGCTTCATGCTTTGCTGTCATTCCTGGTTCTCCTTAACAAATTCATCATAATGTCCATCCTGAATCCATTTTTTGAGCAGACCGAATGAACGGTCACCGATTACCTGAGCGCTATCTGCTGCGATTGATCCGCCGATAATGGCAACCATCAACGCCTCAGCATCATCACAGAACTGGTCGCTATTGCCGAACGCCCACTGGCAGAAAGCCGACATGGCCTCTGGCTCATCCATTACTAATAACGCTTGATCTTCTAAATTCATGTTGGCTCTCCTTTGTTTGTAACGACAATAGCACAATGACACACGGCGTCAAGCGGTTTATAATGAATGAAATTTAAGCAAAGTTTATGCCAATGAGGATTACAGGCATGTCAGAACAGAGGCTCGCAGCCGTGGAACATAAATTGGATAGTATCGATGTGCAGGTGGGTAGACTCTGTAGCTCGCTTGACCGGTTTACCGAAACCATGATTCGCCATGATGAAAATAACGCGACAATCGTAAAAACATTAGACGATCACGAAAACAGACTGCGAACGGTAGAGCGCGAGCAGATCGGAAACTCAGGGAAAATTGGCTTTGTGTGGTCAATCATTATGCGAGTATCTGGCGGCATTGCCTTGGCAGCCGTGGTCGGCGGCATTGCATATAAGGCGGTTTCATAATGGCCGAACAAATCACGGCGCAGGATGTGCGCGACAATTACCCGGGGCTGACCGGATCAGTATCTGACGTGCTAATCAACGGCATGATCAGCAAGATCAACGGCGCTGACGACTGCCTAGACGCATATGGCGTACCAGCCGAACAACAAACGCTACTGAAGTTGACTGGTGTTGCATACCTGCTGGAGCAGGCGTTGGGATCATCCACCGTTGCCAGTGAATCCAGCGCTAACGGTTCCAGCGTGAGCTATAAAGACGGAGAGGCCAGTGCTAACTATGCCCTGCTGAAGACCATTGACACAAACCGCTGCATTCTCAATCAGCTGTCATCCGCTGGCGCTGACATTTTTATCGGGGTATCTAATGGGTCGCATTAGCGCACGATTTCAGACTGAGCCGCTGACGGTGTGGCCGGTGACGGAATCTGACGACGGCTACGGTACTCCGGTATACGGTACGCCGTACACAATCAGCTGCGAGTACGACCAGAACAGCCGCACCGTGTCGGACAATGACGGCGTGCAGTTTGTGCCGTCATGGACGTTTTACACGCAATCAGCTGTCAATCGTGGCGACTACGTGGCGCTTGGCGATAACACCGCATCAGCAGAGCCAACGACAGATGCCCGGCCAGTTCGCGCAGTGCGGCGACAGCAGAATCTGCCCCGACAGGGTGGCGACGACTACACCATCTACTGCGGGTGATTTATGCCAGTTCGCGGAATAGCACAGGTTAACCGGAATCTGGAACAAATACTGGTCAAAGACATCAGCGAACGCAAGGCAAGGCAGGCCATTACCAAGGCGCTGATCATCGGCCAGCAGTATGCCGTAGAGCTGACCCCGGTGGATACCGCAAACCTGATTAACAGCCGCTTCACTCAGATCATCAACACTCAGACCGGGTTTACCGGGCGAGTAGGATACACCGCCAGCTATGCGAAATTCGTTCACGACGGCGGCCCGAAGAATTGGCAGAAGCCGGGCGCTGAAGATGAATTCCTGAAAAAAGGTTTTGAACGCGATGGCATTGACGAAATCGACGCGATCATACGCGAGGAAATGAGAATTGACTGACATAACACAAGCGCTGCGGCAGGAGCTCTTAGACGCCGGACTGGCGACTGATTGGACGGTGCAGCTGGATTTCTACCGGGAGCAACAGAGCGAGCGGATTATCTGCATTCGGCCAACCGGAGCGGGCGGCATCGATGACGGAATCATTCAGCGTCAAGTTGTCGAGGTATGGGTGTGCGGGCTTGGCTCTGACTCGCCAGCGACGGCAAAGACCAAGGCCGAGGCGTTGCTATCGTTTTTCAATGCTAATGCAGATTCCGTGCCAATCTATCAAAAGCGCAGCATTGGCGGTATAATGCCATTCAAAGTATCCGATGATCGGCACTGCTATATGCTGACCATCGAAACGCAAACTACACGAAACGAGGTCTTTTAAATGACTGCATTTACCGGGCGCGAATTTGCCCTTTCTATTGGCTACGGCGCTGGCGCATCAACATTTGAGCGTGTCGGTCGTGCTACGTCAAAAACCTACAATTCAACACTGGACACAATCGACGTAACAGCGGATGACTCACCCGGCCAACGCCGCGAGTACATCGAATCTTACATTGGTGACACGTTCAGCTTTTCAGTGTTTACTGGCACCGATGCAGCTCGCGCATCCGTCATTGACGACTTGGAGGCGTTCTATAACGACCCGTCAACACAGAGCGAGACGGAGCGCAAAATCACTGTTGAGCTTGTACGTCCAAAGTCTGATGCCGCCAGTGTTGCACAAACTCGAACCTATGTTTTTGACGCGATCGTTACCAGTATGAATCGTGAAGGTACAAACGATGCCGCCGTATCATTCAGCATTGACCTGCAGGTTACAGGTGATGTGACCATTACGGATGCCAATTTAGTATAATGGCCCGTATCGCGTCTGGTGAGGTCGGCGTGCACCAT